CAGTGATCAAACAAGTGAAAACGGTATTATATTCCATGATGCTAGACAAGGACTTACCGGCGGTACAGCTACCGTAGCACCGATCGGATCCATTGTGGATTTATTGGCAAGTGATTATGTTGACTTCGATGCTCCGGATCCTGCACTATATCCAAAAGGCATGTTGCTTTGGAATACTCGTCGTTCAAGTTTCAATGTCAAACAGTTTAAACAAAATTATGTTGATATCACAGTAAAAAATTATCGTCAATCAGCACCAGCTGGTGTTAGTCAAGCCACATACTATCCACATCGCTGGGTAAGTATTGCGGCCAATCAACCAAATGGTGCAGGCACATTCGGTCGCAAAGCTCAACGTGCTGTTGTTGTACAGGCTTTACAAGCATTGATCAACAACAATCAAGCTATTCGTGACGAAGATTCATTGTTATATAACTTGTTGGCTTGCCCAGGATATCCTGAAGCAGTCAACGAACTGATTGCATTGAACTATGACCGTGCATTGGCCAGCTTTATTGTTGCTGATGCTCCAGCTCGTTTGTCTGCTGATGCAACCAGTTTAAGCAATTGGGGCAATAACAAGAAGGGTGCTGTTGATAACGGCGACGACGGATTGTTAACAACTGACCCATATTGTGCTTTCTACTACCCATGGGGTTATTCAAGTGACAATCTAGGTAACAACATTGTTGTTCCACCAAGCCACATGATGTTGCGCACTATTGCATTGAGCGATAATGTCAGCTATCCATGGTTTGCACCAGCTGGCACACGCCGCGGTGGCATTACCAATGCAAGCGCAGTCGGTTATGTTGATGCACAAACTGGAGAATTCCAATCAGTGGCATTGAACAGTGGACAACGCGATGCATTGGCTAGCATACATGTTAATCCAATCACATTTATTAGTGGTGCTGGATTAGTTGCTTATGGACAGTACACACGTCAGTTGGCCGCAAGCAGTTTGGATCGTATCAACGTGGCACGTCTAGTTGTTTACTTGCGTAGACAGTTTAGTCAGTTGGCCAAACCATATGTATTTGAACCAAACGACACCATCACACGTAACGAAATTAAACAGGCCGCAGAAAGCCTATTGTTAGAATTGGTAGGCCAACGTGCTATATATGACTACCTAGTGGTTTGTGACGGAACTAACAACACACCAGCTCGTATCGATCGTAGCGAACTATATCTTGATGTGGCGATCGAACCAGTTAAAGCGGCAGAATTTATTTACATTCCATTGAGACTTGAGAATACTGGCGCTATCAAAGGTCTTGGAAAATAACGGAGAAAACACATGGCAATCGCAACATTAGCTAATTTTACAGTACCATTAGCATCAGATCAAAGCGCAACATCGCAGGGCATGTTGATGCCAAAGCTCAAGTACAGATTCCGTCTGTCATTTGAAAACTTTGGCGTTAGCACACCTACAACTGAGCTAACAAAGCAAGTGATATCTGCCGCTCGTCCCAATGTGCAGTTTGAAGATCAAACTATCCACATTTATAACAGCCAGATTCACTATGCAGGAAAACCAAAATGGCAGACAATCACTGTTAAACTACGTGATGACAGCACAGGTGCTGTTAGCAAATTGGTCGGCGAACAGATGCAGAAACAGTTTGACTTCTACGAGCAATCCAGCGCGGCCAGTGGTTTAGACTATAAGTTTACACTGCGTATTGAAATGCTTGATGGTGGCAATGGCGGCAGTACCGTTAACGTGCTTGAAACATGGGAATGTTACGGTGTCTATGTTCAACAAGTCAACTATGAAGCACTTGATTACAGTCAACAAGGTCCTGCAGAAATCACACTGACATTACAAATGGATAATTGTGTGCAAACACCAAGCGGTTCGGGTGTTGGATCAGCTACAAATATCAGACCAACGGTAGGCGGCACGCTACTTACTGGCGGCGGTAGATAACAAAAACCCGCTAAGGCGGGTTTTTTAATGGCTAAATATTTACATGGCCAATCAAAACAATAAACTTCTTGCAAATAACTCAGGTTTTGCGACCGTACGGGACTGGCAACATGCCGCACGTATGTTCACAGACAGTAACCAGATATACGGACCCAAACAAAAGTTCCTATTTCATGTGGCATTTCACATCAACAAAGGTGCTTTAAAAAACATAGCTCTTGGCACAACTTACAGTACACAAATCAACATGTTGGTCAAAAGTGTGAGTTTGCCTAAGTTTACAATAACTACAGATGTTGCCAATCAATACAATCGTAAGAAAAATATTCAACAAAAAATATCGTATGAAGCAATCAGTCTTAAATTTCACGATGATAATTTGGGTCTTATTAATCAACTGTGGCAAAATTATTATGGATACTATTATGCTGACCCAGCCAGTGCAGGTGTTCCAGGAGCGTTTAACCGTACTGCAATAAGAAAATTTAATTATATTAGAACTGCTTACGGATTAGACAACGGTTCCACTGCTCCGTTTTTTGATTACATTACAATATATCAAATGGCTCAAGGACAGTATGTGAGTTACAAACTGATCAATCCTATTTTTACCAGTTGGAATCATAATCAGCTGGATTATGCAGGGCAAGGCACACACGATAATGATTGTACAATTCAATTTGAAGCTGTGGAATACGGCAACGGCAAAGTGCAGAACGGTGACCCAGAAGGCTTTGGATTACAAAATTACGATCAGGTATCTAGCCCGTTGTATCATGCAGGGCAAACTGTTGCCAGTTTAGATGACATTAGTACAACCCCCAGTTTAGAAAATATTAATACCATACCCAATAACAAATCAAATTTTGTCAATAATTCTGTTCAAACAGTTAACAACTATCAAAATAGTAAAACACCAACAACAACTGGCAACGCTACAGATACCAATAAGAAAACAACATCAAATAACAGTACAACTGGGATCAATTTTGCCGGCGCAAAAACCACAAAATCCACAACTACTGTGGCAACTGCAAGACCCAGTCCAGGAGCATAAATGAACGGAACCAACTTACCAATATCAAAATTATCTAACGATAGTTCTGAACCAGTCAAACAATTTTTTGACAAATTCTACACCAGAGCTGTTAGTTTTCCAGCCGCACAGATCGATGCAGTGGTTAGCTTTTTTCTTAAAAGAGATTTTGATCAGGACAGCGCACGTAGCACAGCCATTGTGTTGCTGAACCAAGCACGTATCGATAATGTAGATGTGTTTCAAATTCTGGATACTATGAAAAGTTTAACTGACTTGCAAATGAGTCAAGTAGTGGCACAGATATTGAATGGTTACAGAGAAAACACCAGCTTGTTAGGATATCGTGTGGCCAGCATAGAAAATCCATTTGAATCTCGTAACATACTGATATGAGTTTAAAGTTTGCCAAGGGTAAATTCACAATGACCCATCCTGAAAAGTATGTTGGGCTCACTACTCCGACCTATCGTAGCAGTTGGGAATTGAGTTTTATGAGATTTTGTGATACCAATGTCAGCATACAAAAATGGGCCAGTGAAGCAGTTAAGATCCCATACAGAGATCCCTTGACTGGAAAACAAACTGTTTATGTTCCTGATTTTTTTATACAATATGTGGATAAGAAAGGTAACATGATAGTTGAGCTTATAGAAGTCAAACCAGCAAGTCAAATGATTTTAGAACGTGTGGGCAAGAACAAATATAACCAAGCCCAGTATATAAAAAATCAAGCCAAATGGGCCAGTGCCACTGCTTGGTGCCGACAACAAGGCATCAAATTTCGTGTGTTGAACGAAAATGATTTATTCCACCAAGGCAACGCATAAGTAATATTATGAAGAAACTTGAAGAACTACTTAATTTGCCGGAAAGTAAAAAACTTGTAAAAGCCGAAGAACTTCGCGCTACTCCAGTTGATCCACAACCGTTCTTGCGTAGCATGGAAGAATTTGATAAGATTTCAGCCAGCCTGCCCGCAGTTAAGGGATTAGGAGATGCGGCAGATGCTGAGTTTGATGCGTTGGCGCAACGTGCCACAGATGCCTATGACGATTTAATGGATTTGGGTATGAATGTGGAAGCACGTTACAGCAGTAGGATTTTTGAAGTAGCAGGCGGCATGCTTAAAAACGCAATCGACGCTAAATCAGCTAAAATTGACAAGAAACTTAAGATGATTGAGTTACAGCTCAAGAAGCAGAAATTGGATCAGGATTCTGCAGATAGTGATGAAGGAATCAGCTTGCAGGGCGACGGAGTTATCATAACTGACCGCAACAGCTTGATCGAAAAATTAAAGAAAATGAAATAAATACTAGATGGAAACCACTATGAAATCATTTAAAGAATACTTAACAGAAAGCAAAAAGGTCTACGAATTCAAGATCAAAATTGCTGGCGATTTGCCACCAGGATTTGAAAAAACCGTTAAATCCGGACTTGATAAATTTGATGTACAAAGCATAAGCAAGCCCAAGCGTACACCTATACAGGAAAGTCCTATCGATTTTCCCAATGTTAAGTTTAGTGAAGTTTCAGTATTTGAAGTAGCCTTAAACTATCCAACAACTAGTCAAGTGGTCAAAGAAGCACTGGCCCAAGCTATAAGTGTTAGTGAAAGTAAAATTTTAGTGCGCACACTTGGCGAAGAAGCAGAAGCAGTATTAAATGCATCCAGTATGAGAGTTCCGGACGGCAAGAAATCTTTATTAAATACTCCTGAACTAGAGCAAATTCCCGGCGCACAGGAGCTAGTCGGTGAAAAACGTGCAATGAGTTTCTTGAAAGATTTAAACACAACTAAACATGGTTTAGAAGAAGTAACTGGTACAAATGATCAGTTATTTGTTAAAAGCAAAACTGAACCTGCACAGCCGCAACAAGAACATATTGAAAAAGCATCCAAGAGCCCGGTCTCTGGTGTTAAAGGAAAAGCAAAATGAACTTTCAAGAACTAGCAAAAAAAATCCGTAGAATTGATGAAGGTGCAGTGGTCGAATGCGGGGACATGATGGCTGGTCACATGCCAACACCAATGCCACAACAAGACACAGTCAGCATGAATGTCAGCATGAATGCTACGGGTAAAGGCGGTATACGCGACCTGATGCAAGTGCTACAAAATATTGAAGATGGTGTCACACAGCACAACAGTCCTTCTATTGTTGACATTACTCCATCTGACATGCATATAGATTCTGAGCCAGACATGGACGCCAGCATGATGGGCGGCGAAGTAGAAGTTGAACCAGAATTTGGTGATGAACCAGACGAGAAAGAAGTTGTATTTGGTGATAAAGAAGAGCCAGAAATTAGTTTTGATGAGCCCGAAGCAGAATTAGATGCGCAGGCACAAGGCGGCAAAGGTATTGATCCAAAAATTCAACATGCAATCGCTCCTGTAGTACAAGCAGTTGGCTTGGCACATGCATTAGGCAAAGATCCAACAAAGGTATTTGGCGGCGATAAAATGACAGACGAGGATGACATGCCCATGCCAACAGACATGGGGTCAGAGACATCCGGCACAGCTATGCCAGACATGGAGTACGGAGAAGAACAACTTGCCTCAGAAGAGTATGCAAATCGTCCAAACACCAAATATCAAAGTCAAAATTACATGACTAACACATTGGCACAGGGTGCCGACGAACCACAACGCATGCACAAGCACAGTTATCGTAATGGTGATAATCCAATGTCTATGAAAGAAGGCTTGCAGGGTCGTTTGGCCCAGTTGTATAAAGAAGTTAAACTAAGAGAAAGTAGATAATT